TACTTTATTAATCGTGCTAGTAACTTCACTTCTGTAGTTTGTTTTAACATCTTCTAAAATTTTTGGGATTTGTGTTTGAAAATTTAAGTTACCCTCACTTTTAAAATTTAATTCTTCAAATATGGTTATAGCAGCGTTTGTCATGCCGTGTATTAATTGTTCATGGTCTGATAGCTTATCACCCATAATAATACTCTCAACTGGTAGTCCAAAATGTGTTCTAATGTATTTTTTTGCGTTGTTATAATTAAAAGTATTATCAGCTTTGACTAAAGTGTTTATGCTTTGTTGTTGTTCTTTATTTAAA